GGCAGCAGGAGATAGGCTGCTGTCGTAGCTAACGACTGGCAGTGATCGAGGTAGCGGCAGCTGTAGTGGGTGCAGCCATCACGGTCGGTGCCATGGGCATCGGCACCATGGGCAGTCGTGGCCGTGAAGGCAGGGATGCCGTGATCCGCCTGGCCGCCAGTGTGGACAACGTGGCCAGCAGGTTGGAGCAGCTGCACGTCGACATCAAGGCTGACCGCAAGGAGACCTTCAGCCGGCTGAACAACATTGAACAGAGGGTGGCCAGGCTAGAGGTGCCGCACCAATGAACGCCCTGGAGATGCCACTGGAACTGGCTCTCCGCAAAGAGGCGACACAGCGTCTGCTGCAGGACCTGTACGACGACAAGAACCTGGATGGGCTGATGGCTGCAGCTGAGCTGCTGAACCAGCTGTGGCACCAGCAATCGACAGCAGCGAAGTGGTTTGCCAAGGAGGCAGGGGACAACCTGGCTGAGGCCTGGCAGGCTGGGAAGGTACACCGACCGGAGCACGATGGATCGGGTTGCTGACTACGTCGCCTTGGCTGTGGCCATTCATGGGGCGGCATTGGTGTGGGTGAACATGACCCCCACCCCGAAGGACAACCAACAGCTGGACAAGTACAGCCGCCTGGTGGCCCGTGTTTATCGGGTCATTGAGATCCTGGCCGGTGTCGTCTCCAGAAAGGTGAAGCAGTGAAGGGCCAGAAGAAGGTTGCTGCTGTCCTTCGTGAGTACAAGAAGGGCGAACTGCATAGCGGCAAGGGTGGCCCTGTGGTGAAGAACCCACGGCAGGCACTGGCCATCGCGTTGAGCGAAGCTGGTATGGCAAAGAAGCGACGCGGACGCTGACATGTGCTCACCTGCGATGACTGGTGGCGGTGCCGCAGGTGTCGGCAAGGGCCTCGGCATGGGACTGACCGAGGCCTTGGCGGCATCACGCATCGCAAAGGAAGATGTGCAGCAAGGCAAGGCAGTGCAGGCTGACCCTCGCCTGATGCAGATCTACGAAACTATTGGGATGCCTGGTCGACCTTCATGAGGGGGTCGGTGTCTGGCTCCCATAGCTTGATGGTGCTGGTGTCGAAGTCGTAGTCACCGTGGCGCAGGATGCGGGAAAGCCTGGCCATGTGGACTGCATCGCTGTAGGTACGGCCAGCCTTCTTGTAGGCACCCAGCACCTTGTCCCATAGCTCAGGCAATGTGACTGCATCAGCCAGGGTCTTGGTTGCAGTGACGGGGCCAAAGCCCTTGAGGCCTTGGTAGTTGTCGGTGCTGTCACCGGTGAGGACCTGAGTCATCCATGCACGGTTTGCATCGACGGGGTGGATGACTTCGATCTGGTCGTTGACGAGGATCTGGCACGGCACGGTGCGCATGTCCTTGTCAGGTGAGATGACGATGGGGTTGGACAGGGTGCCATTGGTGGCCAGCAGACCGAGCACGTCGTCAGCCTCCAAACCTGTGTATGTGCGGGCTGGGTAGGTCTGCTCCATCCAGATGCGCAGGTCCCTGATGCCAAGGGGCTTGCGTTTGCCAAGGCGGTTGGCCTTGTACTCCTGGTGGATCTCGTGGCGGAAGGTGGGGTAATCGGAGAAGCAAAGGATCAGGTCGTTGTCGAAAGTGACGTCCCGCCAGAAGGACAACCTGCTGCTGATGTAGTCCTTGACGTCGCCCTGCTCAAGGTGAAGGGTGTGGGTCCATTCATCCCAGCGGATGTCACATTCATTGGCAGCACAGGCGGAGTAGAGCAGCCAGTCAGCGTCGATGAGGAGGGTCATTAGGGGTGGATGGTTGCGATGTAGAGGATGCCGATGGCCACTGCACCAAAGATGCAGAAGGACAGCGTGATGGGGTTGTCCATCAGATGACGGTGCGGGTGTTGTCGTTGTCGACGTCGTGGCACTCAGGCCCAAAGCCAGTGGCCAGTAGCTCAGGGGAAAGGGACGTGTCAGTAGCAGGTACGGACGTGTCCGTTGCTTCGTCAAAACTGTTCAGCCATTCCCGAAGGCGCTCGCCTGTCGGTGTCTTGGGTGGCCAGGAGCAGAACTTGAGCAGGGCTTTGCGATCCCTAAAGCACATGGAGACGTTGGGCTTCCATGCCAGGTACATCGGGCCATTCCACTTGTCGCATTGCCGCTGGATGCGCAGGCCAGGGGCGGTGAAGAAGTCCTGTTTCATGAGTAGGCCAGGTCCTCAAAGTCTTTGCGCAGCTTGAAAGTGGACATCCCTTCGTAGGTCCTGGCGTGGGTGACGGCTTCCGTTGGGATCTTTGTTTCCATCGTGTACCAGGCATGGCCGCAACCGGAGCACTTCCTCCTGCGAATGACGGCGTGCTTGCGGTACTGACGGGTCATGGTGGTGCGGACAAGGGTGCCGCTGCATTTAGGGCAATCCATGGTGGGTTAGGTGCCGAAGTAATGGGACATAGGGACGACCAGTCGACCGGTGTCCTGGTCATAGAGCAGCTTGTCGCAGGGTCCTGTCTGCCCGCTAAAGCGGTTCTTCAGGACCCGTAGCTGCAGTTCATTGCGCTCAGCCACGTCGCCTTGCTGGTTGCGCTCAGCGCCGATCACCATGTCCGACAGCTGGGCGATGGCATGGCTGCCACGCAGCTGCGACAGGGAGGTCTGAGCACCCTCTTCATGGCCGCGGCCTTCTGGTCGCTTGAGGTGGGACACCAGGATCAGGCCAATGCCTGACTGCTCCACCACTTGGCGCAGCTTGGTGCAGGTGACGTCGATGGCACGCCGTTCATCGAGGTCAGCGAGGCCACTGATCACGATGGTCAGGTGGTCAAGAATCACCATGTCTGCGCCCTCTGCATCAGCCAGGTATCTGATCTTGTTGATGAGGTGCTCGGGGTCCATGGACCCAAAGTGGTCGTACAGGAAGCAGCGGCCAGTGCCAAGCACCCGCTCAAAGCCATCACGCAACTCCTCCTCGGTGGCCAAGGTGGGGTCCAGGTGGATGGGCTTGTTGAGTTCAATGCCAACGATGCCCTGCATGGTCCGCTTGGTGGACTCCTCAAGGGCGATGTAGCCAACACGCAGGCCCTGCCGCAGGAAGTGATGGGCAATCTCCCGGCAGACGGATGACTTGCCCACGCCACTGCCAGCACAGATGGTGGTCATCTCCCCCTTCCTGAAGCCACGGGTCATGGCGTTGAGGACAGGCCATGGGTACTGACAGATAGAGACAGCACCCGGTTTGATCAGTTCCTCCCATAGCTCGCTGGCATTGACGATGCCGTCGGGTCGGGAGGGTGTGGCCTTCCACAGCAAGTCACGCAGCAGGTCGCCCTCGCCTGCCAGCAGCATGTCGTTGGCGTCTTTGCGGGGCAGCCGGCAAATAGCTGCCTTGCCCAGGGGCAGGACAGTCAATGCATCTTCTGCTGCCTTCTGGCCAGGCTCATCGCTGTCGAAGCACAGCACGATCCGTTGGAACTGGCTGAGCCATGCAGCATTGGCGGCCAGGTACTTCTTGGCTGACTGCGCCCCATTGGGCAGGGACACCACGGGATAGCGGTTGCCTTGCACCTGGCTGACCGACATGGCGTCGATCTCCCCCTCGGTGACAACGACAAAGGCGCCACCACTGCCACCGATGCCTTGGCGCCAGAGGTGCTGGCCCCAGAGTTGCATGTTGCTGGTGTCACCCAGCCAGCGGAACCGCTTGTTCGCATCACGCAGGTGCTGCGCCACCTCCTTGCCTTGCTGGTTGCGGTAGGTGGCGACCTGCACGGGCACGTCGTTGTGGACGCTGTACCCGTAGCCGTACAGCTTGCAGGTATCTGCCTGAATCCCCCGCTTATCGAGGGCTTTGGTGGTGACGAAGTCCAGCAGGGGTGTGATCACTGGTGCCATGGGCTGGATAGGTTCCAGCTTCTCTTGCTTGGCCGGCTGCTCCTGGTACCCGCATCCAAAGCAGGTGGCGTGACCGTCGTCGTAGCGGGCCAGGTTGTCTTTGCTATTGCACTCCGGGCATGGTTCATGCCTGACAAATTTGCTGGTCATGTCATGCAGTATCCCGATTCACAGCTGTGCTGCTCTTCGTACCAGGCGGGAAACAGGCCCAGCTGGTCGGGGATTGCTTGCTCCAGGTTCAGCTCCTTGCGTCCGCCAACGCTGGACAAGTACACGGGGTCTTTGCCAATGCGAGCGCGGATCTGCTGCAGGTGCTGTTCAAGATCGACCGCCTGTCGAAACATCTCGGGTCGTTCCTGTCGCATGGTCACCCATTGGTCGCTGGTTTTGAACGGACAAAACCAGCAGCTGGACTTGGGAGGTTGTGGCAAGCGTGCCTCACGCGCAACACGCAAGCAGTCTTCTCTGCTGTAGCCCAGTTCAATCAGTGGGTAAGCAGAGATATACGCATCAGACTCACGGCCAGGCTTGGCTCGTGCCGGTTCATCGGTGCTAATACCCTTGCCAAGAGTGCAGCCTGGCGCGTGTTTTTTAATCCAGCGGGCAATGGGCTTGATCTTGTACCTGTCCGTGCATTGCCGCGTTCCTGGCATACCGCCTGGCATAAAGGCGGGAATGGGTACCGACCGTTGCGCCTCATAGAGGTTGAGGTACAAATCCCAGACTTGACCGTTTCTGGCCGTGCGTTGCACGTCGATCCACTCAACGCCGTGCTGTTGGGCATACGGCTTAAGTACTTCTGCGACGTAGCGGATGGTGTCAGGCGATTCGGCATGGTCGCCGACGTTGGCAAAAATGAAGGTGCGGTAAGGGATTACACCCTGGGCGGCAAGCACAAGACAGGCAGTGGACTGAACGCCACCGCCACATGAAAAAACGTGAGTCCTTGTCATTGGGTGTACCAGGTGGTGGGTATGTGGCCTTCACACCAGAGGAAGCCGTGGCGCTCAGCCCATTGCCAATAGGCCAGAGCGCCAGGTCTACGGGACAGCTTGGTGTCAGCCCGCATGAAGCAGAACCGGATGTCCTTGTCAGGGTGTGCGGCCTTGACTGCGATCATCTTTCGCCGGTCCTCTGGTGTCAGTAGCCCCTTCGTTTCAACCATCACCCCATTGGGCAGGATGAAGTCAGGGGTGTACTTGGCGTGGATGACGTAAGGCAGGACCTGCCCCTCGTAGTTGAAGGGCAAGCCCCGCTTGTTCAATGAGCCAGCAACTTGCTGCTCAAACTTGGAGCGGTAATCAGAAGTCCGACTCGTCGAAGGGGACGGACGTCGTGCTGTCGAACGGCGTTGCCTCCGACGTGGTGCCAGTCCATCCGTCTTCTTCGCCAAAGCCAAAGCTCTCTGCGCTGCCGCCACCTTCGACCAGGTCAATGATCTGGACGGCTTTCAACCTGAGGGTAATGCCGGCACCAAGTGCTGCCTGATAGAAGGGGCAGGCCTCAAAGTTCACCTTGGCCACGGTGCCGGACCACATTCCCTTAAGGGACTCACGGTCACGGACGGGTTGGCCCTTGGAGTCAAACAGGGCAGGCACTGAGGACCAGGCACGACCGTCACGGTCAATGCCCTTGGCTTTCATCTTGGTCTTGATGACAAAGCAAGGCTTGCCGTCGATCTCCTCGTACCCATAGGGCAGGTCAGCCAGCTTCCAGTCCTTCTTGCTGGGGTCCTGCTGCTTGAGTGATGCCTTGTGGCGGGTGAGCAGGTCGTCTAACGCATCAGCCAGGGCCGCGGCCTCAGCTGAGTCGATGATGGCCGTCGCCTTGTAGACACCCTCAGGGTTGAACTTGGTTTCGGGTTCGATGAGCTTGGGGTACTTCAGCTTGGCGACAGGGGTGGTCAGCTTCAGCTTGTCGATCAGGTTGTAGTTCATGGTCAGGTGATGAAGTAGTTGGACCTGCGGACCAGGTCGATGTCGAAGTTCCCAACTGCGGGAAGCTCGGGCAGTTTGCTGTGCAGTTCAGCTGGCAGCTGGGCCAGCAGCTCAGAGGAAATGGTGGTGAACCAGTCCTCGGAGTACATGGCAGCAAAGGTGTTGCGGACAGAGTCCCGCACCCTGCTCATCTCAGCTGGTGTGGTGGCAAAGCAATCGTGGATGCCACCCAGATTGATTACACCCTTGGCGAACGCATCGACTGTCGTGAGCGCCATGTGACTGGCGTCCAGTGAGTGGATGATGTTCGGGCTGAGGCCGTTGCCCATTCGCTTGGGGTTGAGCCCAAGCTCCTCGATGTTCAAGGCAAAGCGCCCGAGCACAGGGGATAGATGGTGCAGCTTGATCAGCACACGGCGCATGTTGGGGTACTGCTGCCTGATGGTCAGGCCTGATGGAGAGGTCCACTGCATAGGCGTGTTGCTCTCACCAGCCAGTGCCCCGACCCGCTTAAACCAGTGCATTGCTGCCTTGGCGGGGCCGATCATGTTGGCCGTCTCATTGCTGAGCAGGGTTGCCATGTAATGCATGGCTGCGATGGCACCGTCTTTGAAGTGCCATCCGTCTGTGCCGTACAGCTGCAGCGTCCGCTCAAACGACCAGACCTGGCAGTGCTTGAAGACTGTCTGCCTGGTGGCTGAGTACGGCATGGTCATGACCACTGCCTTGGTGAGGGAGCGGTCAGGCTGCAGCTCCAGCCAGGAACGGGCGTGTGGGTTGTCCACATCAGCCCGCAGGTGCTCAAGGACAGCAGCCAACACACGGGAATAGATGTCCTGTGGATGGTCGCTGGGCATCAGGTTCACCAGCTCAGCCATTTGCTCATTGCGGAGCAGGGCTGAGTAGTGCTGGATGCCAGAGCAGGTGCAGTCCAGGACGACAGGTAGCTGGCACCGATAGGCGCCACGCTTTTCGACGTACTGGTATGCGGCACGGCAGAAGGCAAGGAACTGCCACGGGTCATCGGCCTGTGCCCAGAACTCAGTCATCTGCCATGGCTCCATGCCGGAGCGACAGATTGCTTCCTTGTTCTGGTGCGCCCAATCCAGCCGAGTACGCCAGCTGTGCTTGCTGTACCCATAGAGGTTGGCGCCATGAACCCAAAGCCATTCGGCCTCCTGTTCATTGGCAATGGGCTGACCGTTGGCGAACTGCAGCAGGGAACGACCGACGTCGTTGGTCTGCGGGTTCAGGAACGGCGGCCTGTAGTAGTACCGCCCCCTGAAGTCCAGCTGCATGGGGAAGTACAGCTCCTGCTCATCCGCAAAGCGACGAGCCAGCCACAACTGCTTCGCCAGGGCGATGCGTTTGTTCCTGGTCTTGTCGTTCTTCTCGTGGATCTGCCGTGCGTTGAAGCGCCACTGGGTGATGTCTGGGTGACCCTCGGGCAGGTGCTTCGGATAGGGCGGCGGCTGCCACCCCTCCCGAGGCATCAGCTTGCCGACTGAGATGTTCTTCTCCCACGCATGTTCAAGATGCTCAAGCACCCACCGATTCACCTGCCATGCGACGGACTGCTGGTGGTTGGTGGCCTTGATAAAAGGCTCACTGCCACTGCAGTGCTGGGCAACCATCTCACTGTTGTCCTTCAGCAGGGTGCTGTTGGGTATGTCAGTGAGGTAGCCGCCTGAGATTGGGTCATTCCAGTCCCTGGGCTTGACCAGCATGGGCAACTGGAAGGGGCAGAGGAACTGCCCTGTCTCGTTGACCTTGCCGATGAAGTCGAAGCACTCGGCCGTTGCCCGCACATAGGTAATTGTGCGGATGCCGATGCGCACCTTCTCCAACTTGATGAGCCCTGTCTTCTGGGCAATGACCGACACCAGGAACGCACCCGTTGCCGACCGCTGCTCTGTCGTCCAGGTCTCCGTGTTTGACATCCGCTTGATGTCATTGACCTTCTGCTCAAAGCGACCACGCACCCGCTTGTGGTTGGCCAGCTCCCACCTGCTGGCACGGGCCAGCATGGCTTCGACCCATAGCTTCTCCCCTACTGACAGGGCCAGAGGGGCCAGGCGCATGGGCTGGCTGATGCTGTCGACCACCACCCGCAATGCACAGGCAGCGATCTTGTGCGGGGCCAGGGTGAGCAGGGGTTGCAGGTCCCTGTAGTAGACACCTGCCTTGCCCTGCTGCAGCCGCTTGCGGTGGTGCCTGATCTCAGCGACCACGCCATCCACGCCCATGGTCACCAACGCATTGCCGTAGGTGGAGAGGGACTCCATCTTCTTGGCGATGCGGTTGTTGCGGAGCAGTTCATAGCGATCTGCCCCGAGCATGAGCATCTCCTTCTGTTCAAGAAGAAGTTGGTCCTCTTCAGTTCGCACGTTCCCAGCCGGCGTTAAAACCAAGGCGGATCAAAGCATCAGCAGCAGGATCAAACTCAGCAGGGAAAAGTTTCATCCATGCCTGGTATGCCTTCTCTCTTTTGACCTTGGAATCTTCCAGTTCTGGCGGGCGCTCTGGCAGGAACGTCCAGTGAGTAGTGCCATCCATGTGTGCCGAGTGCCAGTAGCCTGAGTACCAGCCAAAACCTGGCTTGAAGTACAGCACATTGCCTTTGGCATCAGCATCATCTTTGATTGGCGGTTGTTCCTTCAAGACGTAGACGTTTTCAGAAAGACGGTTAAATGCTTGAGTCATTGGCTTTACCGATGAGTGTGATGTTAGTGGCAGATGGGTAACGGTTCTTCGCAAAGTACCGTGCTTGGCTGTGATTAACGGCGCGGATCAACTCCCGCATGGGGCGACCGTTGCCGAAGCTGACCTCAATCCTCCAGAGACTGGAGTTCTGCTTGGTGGTACGGCTGATGCCTTCACCAAGATTGGGTGCGTTGTCCTCACCCCAGTACAGGGTGAAGTTGTGGTCCCTGCCTCGGTTCACCATCCGTGCTCCTTGTATTTCTCATGGAGTCCGGTGTAGGTGCCGTGCAGTGGGTGCCCATAGGGCAGGTGTTTGCGGCCATCAAGGAAGTACAGGCGCTCAAGTCGTGCGACTCGAGCTTCGTCTTCCTCCCGCCAGCTGGAGTCATAGGACATCGGAATCACGGATAAGGCGGTCAGCCACCTCGTTGATGGCCAGGTAACAGATGCGTGCTTGGCCTGGGTCAGGTGCCCAGGTGCGCACCTCTTCAGCAATGACAGTCATCACTGCCTGCATCCGACTGTGCCCGTCGATCAATGCTTCACGGTCTTGCCAGTAGGCAGCCATGCAGCGACCGACCAGGTCAATACCGAACTTGATCTCAGCTGGGCTCTTGCGGGCCGCAGAGGACACCGCATCTTGCGTAACCGACGATGTCGACATAGGAATCGAGGTGATCGGGTGTGTTTTGTAGCCGGCTGAGCTTGAGGCAGATCATCATGTGAGCCACCTGGTGGGCAGTGATGTCTGCCCCCGTAATGGCTGACCACATCAGGGCAATGCGATCAAAGCTGACCCGAGGGTCGCCGTAGTCCGCTGCCCTGTCGTGCGTGATCGACTCAGCTCGCCGGTCGAACTCATTGATCCTGCTCATGCTGCGTCGTTCGGTGGGTCGATCTTCTTGGTTAGAAACCTGGCTGCCTGCTGCCTGTCCATACGACCACGGTCAGTGAGGGTGTAACCCCCCTGGCTGGGGCGCAGGAGACTGGCCTGCTGCAGTACCTGGATTTGTTCCTTGACTGCATCCTGCAGCCATTGCTTGTCACGGGTGAGGAAGGGTACCTGCACCTCGGCTACCAGCTGCGGGTGGGTCAGCACCCGTGGGTAGATCTTGTAGAGGACGGTCAGGATCTCGTGCCTGAGCCGTGCCATGACCTGTGACTCAGTCATCGAGACCCTCCAGCTCGTCGGCGATGGCAAGAAGTTCTTGCCTCACATCATTTGCTTTGGAAAACAATGCCCATGTGTAACCAAAGTCAATTGTTGAACCAACGGACTCCTCTGTTGGTTCTGGTTTCCAGGGCACCACCTGATCCGCAGCAGCTCGCAGGGCCGCGGCGGCAATCCAGCGAGATTCGTTGAGGCAATCATCTGGACCGTAGGAATTGACATTGTTGGCAGCATCCAGCACTGCCTGTGCTGCGGGGGAAAGGTCAGCCATTGGACTTTGCTCCAAACGTGGCCAACACATGGCGGGCAAAGGCAGCAGCGATGATCGTGTTCTGGTTGTTGGGGGTGCCGCCGTAACTGTCTTACC